TCTATTGGTTTTCTTTGTAATATTACTTCTGTATGAGTTACCGAATCAAAATCATTATACAATTTAGTTTGTTCTTTTTTATATTCTTCTATTTTAGAAATAGCAGTAACATATGTTGTTGTTGATGAATCATCATATCCCAAATTAATTATATTTACCACACCTTCTTTAAAGGTTATTGGAGAGTATTTGTTACTTACTATACCACCTGAGAAATAATCAATATCATCATCTTCTAACCTAAGTATTTTTCTAGCACTTATAGTAAATGAGGAATCTCCTGCTCCATTAATAGTCAATATTAATATGTTTTCATAAAGAGTTCCTCTAGCAGTATATTCCTCATAATCCCTATTACTACCAGTAATATTACCATGTACATCAACAGTTTTTATACCTGTATTCATGACATATAATAGGTCAGTTAAAATTTCAAATCCATTTTTATTTAAATAATTATTTTTATTTATATCAGAGTCACCTGAAGTCCATGTTATAGTTGAATCATCTGTATTAATCTCACTATCGTGTAATACTTTGGCAAAACTCTTACAATGAACTATTTTATGTGTTGGTTTCTCATCTATTTTCCATACCGTGCCACCAAACTTCATTGTATTTGGCTGTCTTCTTGTTTGTCTTAAAATAATATAATCTTCATTTGTTAAATATGAACCTGAGTATATTTTACACTGTGCCATATATCCATTCCAAATATTACTTCCACTCTTATCTGCACCCAAATATAAATATGTGTTTCCAGTTGCTATATCACCTGATATAGTATCAGTATCCTCTGTTATACCATCAACCATTAAAGTTACAAGATCATTCTCATCTCTTTTTAACCTTACAAAATGATATCCAGATGAGTTATCAGTGTTGGAATTAAGTATATTAGTCGGTGTTGATGCCTCCAATGTATATGTTGTACCACCTTTTATTATGGTTGCCTTGATATTTGAAGCACTTCCACTTACAGTTGTATGTTGTATCTCTATTGAATTACTGGAGTCACCTTTACCAAAACAATAACTTGTATTATTTTGACCACTCCAATCTGGTTTATTAATCCATAATACTATATCAAATTGTGCTGAAAAATCCAAATGATTATCATTTGATATTTTAATAGATTTAGTTGATGAAATTAATTTTATTACACGACCATCACATCCATCATGATATGTTCCATCTGTCTCATATGTGGATTCATCTCCATCTAAATCATATCCACTCTCATCTCTTGTATTATCAAAGAAATTCCAAACCCCTACAAGATATTTTATGTTTGTAGGGTCTTGGAGATAAGTTATAGAATCACCTTTGGTTATTGCAACCGATCTTGAAAATGTAAATGTGGAAGAGTCTATTGCCCTTGTACCATTTTTTTCTACCCTTGCTGCTATTAGTTCTCTTGGTTTGTTGTTTATGTAACATCTTATTCCCATTCATATCACCTATGGGAATGTAGCTACAACCACATCTGATTTCAAACCTTCACCACCATCATTTTCAGCAGATATTTTAAAATAATATGTTTTTGCAGATGTTAATCCTGTAACAGCAAATTCTTTATAAGATGTATTACCAGAAACTGCACCATCCAAATTACTATCAGATAATGTATTAAATAATAAAAATGAAGTGTTTTCACCTCTTCTATATATTTTATAATTTGTTACTGTAGAACCTGAATCTGAAGGGGCTTGCCATCTAAGTCTGATTTTTGTTTTAGTTGCATCAGATGTTGAGCCAGTAGAACCAACTTGAGAAGCTGAAACACTTCTTGGTGAACTTGAACTATCTCCATCATACATTGATATTACATTTCCTACTACAAATGTTAAGTTTCCAGACCATATAACAGGTGAATCTCCAGAAGCTGAAAAATCCATTCTTGTTATAAACCCTTCCATTATATCACCAGAATCTGGAAACTTAATAAAATATCTATCTGATATGTTTTTACCTTGGAATGAGTTTAAAAGATACTGTATTGTTTTAATTGACTCTGTAAAATTCGGTGATGAATCCCAAGATATAGGTGTTCCTCCTACGTCAGTATCTCTTGATATGTTTCCTGAAGTTAAAACAGAATCTTCTTTTTTAAAAGGTGAAGAAGATGAGTTTATAACTTTCCATGATATGTTAACTGATTCAGTATTACCTTCCATTTTTACTAAAACATTCTCATTTGCATCCTCTTGTGGTAAAGCCATTGGTGATACAGGTTGATCCATTGTTATATTAACTGTTTCCATAGTTGTTAATTCATAACGTAATGTTTCAGGATCTGGAATTGTAGAAGTTTTATAAATATAAATTGAAGCCATTAAATTCTACCCCTTCTAGTGTTTGCCTCTTGTACCACAGATAATATAACACTCCTTAAAGCATTTAAGTCTTGTTGAGATGCTGACATGTTTTGTATGTTAACTGTTATATTTGTACCACCTGTCTTATTTAATGGTATTACTGCTTCTTTACCTGCCTCCCCCATCATATATCCTTTACCAGTTCTTAATCCTTTACCTAATATTGGTTCATCTATGATTCCACCATTTGCCATATAATCCATATAATCAATCTTACCATCACCATTTTTATCCATTAATCCTACACCACCAGTTTGTCCTCTAGCACTAACAGATGTATTATTTTCTTTATATTTTGTATATGCATCTTCAATAGTTTTTGCTTTTTGAATATTCTCTGCCATTCTGTCAACTGGTATGGTTATTGGGTCATTGTAAATACCTTCTCTCTGTGCTTTCATATTCTGTTGTTGTTGCCACTGAGCAGGATTTGTCATCATTAATTGTGCATCTTTTTGTGCAGGAGTTAATTCTGTGGATGCACCTGTTTCTATAGGATTCACATAATCAGGTAATCCTTCGTCTCCACCCCAACCATTTTTAGTTTTCTCTACTTCTTTTTGTAATTCTCTAAATTGTTCGGCTAATGATGCCATATTATCATCTAACTCTTTATACCCTTCAGAATCTATACCTATTCCTCCTTCTGCTGCATCAGGAGTTGCACCTGCTGGTGGGGAAATGAAAGTTGTTGGATCTAAAAGAAATGCACCAAATCTCATTAATCCACCTATCGCTATATCAACAGCAGCTTCAAAATTAGTTGATAATACATCCAATTTTTCTTTAGGATTTGGTATTAAGTTTCCTGTAACAGGATCAATTATATATGACCCAGACGGTACAAAAGATGTTCTGCCTTTTTCTTCTAAAGTTTCACCTGTTTCTTCTAAATATTTTTGTGGGTTACTTAAAAAGTCTACAACAGTTCCACCTAACAACTCTCCCCATTTGATCATCACTGGTAACATTTTAGTATACCAAGGTATAATGAATTTTCTAAGTAACATCATCATAACTGGTCTCATTACAAATCCAAAGAAATCCCCTATAGGTCTAAGTACCATCATAATACCAAACTTCCAAAGTTTTAACATTTGTTGTAACATTGGAGATGCTTCTATAGCCATTTGAACTCCTTTCATTACTGCTGTTGCACCTAACCCTGCTGCTCCACCACCAATTACACCTGCTGCTAATTTACCATGACCTTGAAAGAATTTATCCCATTTAGACCCTGTCCCAAAATATTTATCAAACATTGTAAATAATGGCATTAATGGACTTTCACCTGCACCTTCTTTAGTTAATCTATTATATGCTATATTCTCATCTTTATTAAAAACTCTTCCAGATTTTTTTAATTGTATAAGTTCTGATAATTCAGATGCACCTCCTATCATACTGCTTTGCCTTCCTATCATTTGCATAAATCCCATCACATTACCGTGTTGTCTTGATGAAGTTCTTAAAAATTGTCTTTCCAATAAATTAGCATGTGATAATTCTATTCTATTTTTTTGTTGAAGATGTTTCATTGTATTAACTGTCTGCCTATCAGATTGTGTTTTTGACATCTTTGCTTGTTTTTTAGTAGATTCTTCATCCTTTTTATTCTGTTCATCTGATTTTCTATGAGACTCATCTGTTGTTTTTTTAATTCTTCTAACAGATTTTTCAGTACTATCAGTCATACCTTTCATTGTTCTATTCAATTCTTTAGATACTTTAGAAAGTAATTTAGTGGCTTCGGTAAGTTCCTTTAAAATTCCACTATCAAAATCATCTGCCATATAAATCTTATCCCTTACGTCTATTTAAATTTATTCGATTTTTACGTTCTGACTCTTGGTTTTCATTAATAAGCATATTTAGGTATGAAGTAGATTGATTATCTACTTGTGTTTTTGTCCAGTGGAACTCTTTGGCAAAATAGTAGTAGACTGAGTCGAGGTATTTACTTCTGTTCCCACGAACGTCCCCACCCACTCTTCCAAATATTTCATTAAAGGGTAGTCTTTCATGACCTCCGTCATGATCTTTTGTGCTACACTAGATTTAAGATTTCTAATTTCTGCTACTTCCTTTAGAGGGAATGGTGCTTTAGTAATTACTGCTGTTAATATTAATTGTCTATATAAAGGAATATTAACTATTGGTTTATTAACTTCTTTTAAATCAAGACATTTGTTTAAAATATTCTCCAAATCTCCAAATAAAATATCATCATCATATTCTATTTTCTCTGTAGACCCCTTCCAATCTATTTGAAATGATTTAGTTGCCAATATAAATGTTTATAATTGACTAATATAAAAGCCTTATGTCTACTCTTCTGCTGTTCGTAGGTTGTATGCTTTTACTGTTATAGTTTTTACTTGCCAGTTAATTTCTTCAAATATTGGTTCTACTGGTTCGAGTCCAGATATTCCTATATCTCCTATTGATAGACCAGAACATGTGATCTCTATTGATTCATCACTTGGTGTAAATACTCCGTTAGATGCAATACTATCTGTTTTGTTAAAAATTAATCTGAATTCTGGTGAACCATCTACAGTTTCGCTGTAAGTTCCAGATGATGATCCTGCTTT